GTGCGTTGCGGTAATAATCGCGCGGCCCGTGTTCACCCACTAGCGTGATAGTGTCGATACGGGCCGCTTTGCGCTCCAATAGCACCGAGCGGCCGCGCTCCCACTGGATAACATCCCCGGGCAATATGCGCGCGCCGGTGGCCGCGCAGAATCCGTCATATCTAGCCGTAATTGTTTTCATCATGCCGCCAATTTGATGCGGATCACCTTGTTCATTTTCTTGCCATGTGCAGGGTAGGCAATCACCTTGACCTTTTTGTCATAACAGGCGCGGCATGGGCCGCAAGCGCCGCCATTGTCATAAGCGCCGCAAAGTGTCATACCGCGCTTGGCATCGCTCGGTGTCGGGATGATGACGCTGCCATGCAATCCGCGCGTATATTCGCCAGTAATTGAATCGCTAGAAAAGCGCACGCAGACGTTTTTGAGCGCTTGCATTTCCGACAATACTTGCCGAAATTTCGGAAATTTATACATGCGCGTGGGCAGCCAATGCTTAACCCATGGCGTGCGCTTCATTACTTCGAGAATCTTTTCAGCAAGCGCCAAGGTATACATGTCGCCCGAATCAAACCAGCGGAAATGCGTATCGCGGGCTAATTCGTTGACCATATCATCGGCCCACGCCAGGCGCTGCCAATCTTCTTTATTGTGACGCCGCGGCGCTTTGACGTTTTCGAACCGATAGTTTCCAGTAGTGGCATAGCATCCCGCGCACGCGTCGACTAATACGCCTGGCGCTGCAATTGATCCTGGGCAAGTTTCGAGCGCTTGTAAAGACCATGAGCGCACGCCGTCAAGTTTTGAAGTAACTGAAATTTTCATTGTTATTTGCTCCCAAATATTTATTAGAATGACATTAGAAAAACGAGCATTACGTATAGCCAAGCGCCAATGAAAAGCGCTGCGATTACTTCGAGAATTTTATTCAGCATGGTCTGAGCTCCGCTGGCGGCCCGCTTGCGCGGGCCTGGTAGGTTTAGATAATGAATTCCGGTTCGACATGCAATTGATGCTCTACTGCAAATGCGTGCAATTCGTGCGCGGTTTTGCGCACCAATGATGCGCGAATCATGGCGGACAATGCGCGCGCTGCGGTATCGCGCATGTCATTTGCAATATATAGCTTTACGTTTTCCAGCTGTTTTGTTTGTGCTTTGTTCATTGTTTTCGCTCCCGTGCTTAAAATTTAATCAGTTGATCTGTAAGACAATCATTTACTACCCGCACACAATAGCACAAAATCAGAGAATGTCAAACAATTCTTTACACTATTTTGCGTTACTAACTTTGCATCAATTTGTAACGGAATTTAGCTAATTTGTAGCCATGAAAATGCGCGTGATGACTAACGTGAGAATCAAGGCGGCTAGCGGCTTTTTGCTTTTTGTTAGTCATGTTAGTCATTTTTTAGATTAAACCTATAGAACTTTTATTTTGATATTTATATGGCAATAATGCCATGCCATGACGTGCGCATACCTGCGCGCGCTCCGATTTTATTTCCATGACTACATGACTAACATGACTAACATAGCATTTTGACAAGAAAAAAGTTACCCACAGATTTATATATAAAAAAACAACAGAAAAAGGGCCCTCGGCCCTCGCTTCGTGTTAGTCGGCTACATGACTAACAGATGTTAGTTAGTACTCACTAACTTGCCAGGCTAACAACTGTTAGTAAGCGCTCACTAACTTGTAAGTAAGTGCTCACTAACTTGTAAGTAAGTGCTCACTAACCTGGCTGCGTGTAAGTAAGTGCTCACTAACTTCGAGGGAGGGGGGTGGGGGCCCGCGCCTAGCCGGTCACGACCACGGAGGTGTTGCACAAAATTTTTTATTTTTTTAAAAAAATCCGTTACCATCAAGCCATGTTCAAATCCATCCCGTTCACCCCACGCAAAGTGGAGGCGACAGAGGCGCGTCTCCAGGCGATCTATGACGCCGCCGCTTTGGGTCTGAAGGGTGACTCGCTGGCGTTAGCGGCTGGATTGCTGCCTACTGAATACAGACAGCTGTGCGAGTTGGATCCAGTAGCTGCGATGGCAGAACAGAAGGGTCGTGCTGACTCCGAAATGGAGGCGTCCATGCACCTGCGCGAAGCTGCCCGTGCTGGCGACAGCAAGGCGGCGCTGGCTATACTGCAGCACAGCCACGGCTGGACAGCACGTCAAGAGATTAGTGTCGACATCACGAACCGGATCAGCATCACGCAGGCGCTGCAACAGGCGCAGGAACGCGTGATCGACGGTCTGATCACCGAACAGCAACCGCACACGTTACCCACCAAACTGACACATGGCACAACAGCCGATCTATGACGCCGAGGGCGAACAGCTACTGATGGCGCGCCTATGGGCGCCACAGATAGCCGACGACCCCGAGGCGTTCGTGCTGTTCGCCTTCCCTTGGGGGCAAGCCAACACGCCGCTGGCCAAGTTCAAAGGCCCGCGCACCTGGCAGCGCAAGATACTGCGACGCATCGCCACGCACATCAAGACCAACAAAGGTCAAGTCGACATGGACGCCCTGCGCACAGCGGTCGCGTCTGGCCGGGGTATTGGTAAGTCGGCTCTAGTCTCTTGGTTAGTGCTGTGGATGCTGACCACTCGCATCGGATCCTCCGTAATAGTGTCAGCCAACAGTGAGGCGCAGCTCCGGTCAGTGACCTGGGGTGAGTTGACTAAGTGGCAAGCGATGGTGATTAACAACCACTGGTGGGAGATCAGCGCAACCAAGCTGACGCCTGCCAAGTGGCTGACGGAACTGGTCGAGCGCGATTTGAAGAAGGGTACGCGCTACTGGGCGGCAGAAGGCAAGCTTTGGTCGGAAGAGAATCCCGACAGCTACGCGGGTGTCCACAACCACGACGGCATGATGCTGATCTTCGACGAAGCCTCGGGTATCCCCGACGCGATCTGGTCGGTGGGTGCGGGCTTCTTCACGGAGCCAATCCTAGACCGGTATTGGTTTGCGTTCTCGAACCCCCGGCGTAACCAAGGCTACTTCTACGAATGTTTCCACGCCAAGCGCAACTTTTGGCAGACGGAGAACATCGACTCACGCACAGTCGAAGATACGGACAAGCAGATATATGAGCAGATCATTGCGGAGTATGGCGAAGATTCGCCGCAGGCTCGGGTTGAAGTCTACGGTGAATTTCCATCGGCTGGCGAAGATCAGTTTATTGGTGCGAGTGCTATCGACGACGCCGCCAATCGGCCACGCTACAAGGACGAAACGGCGCCAATTGTTATCGGCGTTGACCCAGCTCGCGGCGGCGCGGACGCAACCGTCATCGTCGTCCGGCAAGGACGGGATTTAGTCGCGATCAAACGCTACCACGGCGAGGACACCATGACGACCGTCGGACGGGTGATTGATGCCATCGAGGAGTACCGGCCAGCACTGACAATCATCGACGAAGGTGGTCTTGGCTACGGCATACTTGACAGGTTAAAAGAACAGCGATACAAGGTGCGGGGAGTGAACTTCGGCTGGAAGTCCAGTAAGCCGGTCATGTGGGGTAACAAGCGCGCCGAGATGTGGGGTGCGATGAAGGAGTGGCTGAAGACGGCCAGCATCCCGAATGATCGGCAGTTGAAAGCGGACTTGACCGGCCCGATGAAGAAACCCGACTCGTCGGGTACGATCTATTTGGAAGGCAAGAAAGAGATGAAGTCACGCGGCCTCGCCTCGCCGGATGCAGCAGACGCCCTCGCGGTGACGTTCGCGTTCCCGGTGGCCAGCCGTGAGTCAGGTTACGAGCGTGCGGCACGGCGCAGTGATGGCTACACGCCCCGCGTAGCAGCCGCAACCGGCTGGATGGGTGCGTAATGGCTAAGAAAGGCGTGTCGCTAAGCGTTGGACGGGGTGAGAAGCTGCCCGTCAGTAAGGGCGCGGGGCTGACCGCCAAGGGACGTGAGAAGTACAACCGCGAGACGGGGTCGAATCTGAAGCCGCCTGCGCCCAGCCCGAAGACGAAAGCGGATGAAGGACGTAAAAAGTCGTTTTGCGCAAGAATGTCTGCCGTAGCGGCGAAGGCAAAGGATGGCGAACGTGCCAAAGCGTCATTGAAAAGGTGGAAATGCGGATGAAAAAGCCAGGCGACCCAGGACTGTACGCTGCAATTCACGCTAAACGCGAGCGCATCAAGGCTGGAAGCGGCGAAAAGATGCGTAAACCGGGCGCTGCTGGCGCACCGACGGCTAAAGCGTTCAAGCAATCGGCCAAAACGGCGAAGAAGGGGAAGTAACATGCCGCTGATGAAGTCAAAATCGGAAAAAGCCTTCAAACAGAACATCCGTACCGAGGTCAAGAGCGGCAAGCCGGTCAAACAGGCAGTCGCAATCGCGTACGCAACCAAGCGGGCAGCGGCAAAACCCGCCAAAAAGACGAAATAAATGGACTACACCGGCATAAATAAGGCAGCAAAAGTCGCTGATATTGGCGGAAACCCGCCATCAGACGACATGAAGAAAGACACGCAGGACGTGCTGTCGACCATGCGAAAACGGCTAACTATGGCCATTTCTGCGCTGTCTGAGAGCCGAGAAGATGAACTAGACGACCTGCGCTTCTATGCAGGCTCACCTGATAACCACTGGCAGTGGCCAGCGGACGTGTTGGCAACGCGTGGCGCCGTGCAAGGGCAGACCATCAACGCCCGCCCGACGCTGACGATCAACAAGCTGCCCCAGCACGTACGGCAGGTCACCAATGACCAAAGACAAAACCGTCCGAGCGGCAAAGTTATACCCGCTGACGACCGCGCCGACCCTGAAGTTGCCGAAATCTACAACGGCATGGTCAGGCACATCGAGTACATCTCGGACGCCGACGTCGCCTACGACACCGCCTGCGAGAACCAAGTCAGCTACGGCGAAGGGTACATCCGCATCCTGACGGAATACTGCGACGACGACACGTTTGATCAAGACATCAAGATCGCACGTATCCGCAACAGCTTCTCGGTCTACATGGATCCAACCATCCAAGACCCGTGCGGCGCGGATGCCAAGTGGTGCTTCATTACTGAAGATTTGCAGCGTTCCGACTACGAGCGCATGTTCCCAGACGCCAGCCCGCTCTCGACGCTACAGGCGCAAGGCGTGGGCGACCAGTCGATCTCGGTCTGGATCAACCAGGACACCGTGAGGATTGCTGAGTA